TAAAAATTCAAGTATATAAAAGTAAAAGCCGAAAAAGAAAAGGCATACACTCTAAAACTAAATCAAGCAAAGTTAAAAATAGTAAAAACTATAAAAAAAGATATATAGGACAAGGCAGATAGTATATTTATATATAAGTATATTTATAATATAAGTATTATATAATACTTGTATAATGTAAAAAATAACAAAAATTTTTGAAATCCAGAAAACAAATTATAAAATCTTTAGATAAAGTTTTTTCTGAATATATAAGACGAAGAAATGCAGATGATAAAGGTTATGTAGAATGCTTTACTTGTGGCAAAAAAGATCATTGGAGAAAAATGCAATGTGGTCATTTTCAAAGTAGAAAGCATTATATAACAAGATGGAATGAAGATAATTGTCAAGTACAATGTGTGGGTTGTAATATGTTCAGATCAGGTGAACAATACAAATTTGGTTTAAAATTAAATGCAATAAGTCCAAATAAAGCAGAAAATCTTTTTTTATTGGCACGAAATACAAAAAAATTTAATAATTTTGATCTCTTAAAAATGATTGATCATTATAAGAGTTTAAACGCATCTCTATAACTTCATAGAGATTTTATGTTTATTTATTTAGGGGTTAGCTTTTGTTAGCCCCTATTTTTTTATATCACAATAATTTGTTATATTTGTATCAAATAAACATAAATGATTAAATCAAATACCACAAAACATATTGCTGATTTAAAATTTTTTAACAGCCATATTACAATAGAATATACATTCATAGAAGCAGAATTGGACTACTTTAATGGTACAGGTACATATGAGCATACCACCATAAACAAAGTATATAAAGACAATATAGATATTACAGATTTACTACACGATGACTATATTGAAGATCTAGAAAATCAAACATTAGAAATACACTTAAATAAATAAAATGGATTTTTTATTAGCAAGATTAGAACAATTAGAAAAAGATAAAACAAAACTTCTTAAGGAAAATATGAAACTTGAACTTGAGAATAAACGACTTAAACACAAATTAAGAGACGAAGAAATAAAGGTTAGGTTACTATCAGCAAAAGATGAGATAGCACATAGCAGAAATAGTGAACAATATTTTAATTCAAAAAAATAATATATTAGTAAAATGGAATATACTAGCACGATAAAATCAATAATTAAAAAAGAAAGTTTTAATACAAAAGATGGCGCACTAATGAATAAATATGTGGTGCAATTTGCCAATGGTCACAATCCAAATGTTTTTACAACAAAAGAAATGTCGTATAATGTTGGAGATGAAGTGACATATAACTTAGATCAAGTAAAAAATAAAGCTAAATTATTACCTGCAAAAGCAACACATAATTATAGCAATCCAAAAGATGATGTGCAAAAGTACATTATAAGACAAAGCAGTTTAAATAGGGCAACCGATTTATTAGCTAATACAAGTGATTGGTCGGAAGATGATATATTTAATCTTGCAAGAAAATTTGAAAATTATGTATACAATGGATAAAAATATAAACTTCGTACAAGGCATTTATGCCAAACAATATAAAGAGTGGTTAACAAGAATGTCGTTTCACATACCAACACTTGAAAAAAATATTGAGAATTGGAAAAAACAGATGAACGAAAAAGGTTATCACGAAATAGAAATGTTACTTAGTAAAAAAGGTACATTATATTTTAAAGAAAAAGATCAAATAAAACCAGAGGTTACTTCACAAGATCACAGCCCTGACAGAGATGATTTACCTTTTTGATTATATTTACTAAATGCTCATAAACTATGATGACGAGATTGATAAACTAATTAAGATAAGAAAAGGTAAGTTAAATGAGGGTTATAAATTAGATCTTCCAGAAATAGATGAATATTTTAGATTTAAAAAAGGTAATTTTAATTTAATATTAGGACACGCCAATACAGGCAAAACAACTGTAACACTTTTTTTAATGTTACTTTATTCTTTAAAGCATAAATTAAAATGGCTTGTCTTTAGTAGTGAGAATGACCCACATACAATTATAAAAAAACTTGTTGAGTTTTTAGATTCGCAACCAATTAATAAAGTACCAACAGACAGATTTGATAAGCATTGTCAATTTATATTTGACCATTTTAAATTTGTAGATACTTCAGAATTATATACATATAAACAGCTAATTAAATTTGCAGAAGCAGTAAAAAATGCTTGGTCTTTTGATGGGTTTTTAATAGACCCTTATAATAGTTTGGTTAAAGATCGGGATATATTGCAAGGTTTAAATGGACACGAATACGATTATGAAGCAACAAGTGAAATGAGATTATTTTGTAAAAGAAATAATATTAGTATATGGCTAACCACACACGCAGCAACCAACGCACTTAGAATTAAACACCCATTACAACACGAATATGCAGGTCATCCTATACCACCACTTGCAAGTGATGTAGAGGGTGGGGGCAAGTTTGTAAATAGAGCAGATGACTTTCTTGTCATACATAGATACACACAGCACAGAACTGACTGGATGAATAACTATATACATATTAGAAAGGTAAAAGACAATGATACAGGGGGAAGACCAACACCCATTGACAAACCAATAATGATGAAAAGCATCAAAAATAATGTTGGGTTTGAGATTAATGGTAAAAAAACACTAAATTTAGCATTAGTTGAACAAATTAATGCACCCTTCTGATCTAAAAAAAAAGTTAACAAACAAACATAACGATTGGATTAATATTGTAAAATCTTTTGGACTTAAAGATTATGCAGAAGATCTTGTACAAGAAATGTACATTCGAGTTATAAAGTATATTGATCAAGGCAAAGACATTAGTTATAAAGGAGATATAAATTATTTGTACATATATCAATGTTTAAGACATATGACAATTAATTTACAACTAAAAAAGGCAAAAATAAATGTTATTAATATAGATGAGTATTTATACAAGCTTAAAAAAAGCAATAATTTAGATCAAGACATAGAAAAAACATATAAGAGAATAAATAAAAAATTAGATGATATGTTTTGGTATGATGCAAAAGTATATAGAATTATTGAGGGCGGTATGAGTATCAAAGAGTTAAGCAGAAAAAGTAAAATCAGTTATTATAGTTTGTACAGAACTTATAACAAAGTAAAAGATATATTAAAAAATGAAATTAGGTGACTTAGTTTATTACATTACTAAATATACAGGCATTAGGTATATATGGAAAAAAATATATCCTAATTGCGGGTGTGATGAAAGACGAAAAAAATGGAACAAGATAAAATTGTAGATCGTAAAGTATGGAAAAAAATTAGATCAACACTTAAAAGTGAAATGGTCTATGAAGATTTTCAGGTTATGTGTGCGCTGCATTCAAAATATATGAAACATAAATATCACGAGCCCAGCTTTTGTAGCTGTAATGCCAAAATGATTAATCAATGGATAAAAGAGGTGAGTGAGTGTCTGAAATAAATAACATACAAAAATGGGAAAAAGCAGTTGTTGCAATACTTAACATACTTGGTTGGGACTTAGAATGGAGTAAAAATCAATATGAACATTTCGATGCAAAAGGTTTAACACCGAAAGGTTTTGAATGTGTTATTGAAATGAAATTCAGAAATGATTACTACGAAAAAAAACTTTTAGAGAAATATAAGTATGATAAGTTAATGGAGATGGATGAAGATATTGTAAAATTATATTTTGTAAATGATCCAAAAGCTAATTATTTATTTTGGTTAAACAAATTAGAATTAAAAGAAACTACAAAACTATGGTGTCCTGAAACTACATTATGGAAAAGCAAAAAAGTTTTAAAAACTTGCTATTTAATTAATGAAAGAGATGCTATAATTACCAATATAAATTAATTTTTTATATTTGTAGTAAATAAACATAATATGCAACAATTTTTAATCTTCGAAGCAGCTTTTAACTTTATAGGACAAATATTAATTAAAGAATACGAGCAAAGATTATTAGACGAACAAAAATCTAATATACAAGATAAAATTAAGTGTATAAATCAAATGTATATGTACACACATATGCTAAAAATAGATCACAATTTATTGCAAGAAAAATACCAAAAATTAGATTTGCAGTATAAAAAAGAGATACAAGCATTAAAAAATAAACTGAATGAAGCAAATGACACTATTAGATTCGCAGACTTGGGAAGTAAGCGATTTACTAAAAAAGATGACAGATGATGATTTTTACTACGATTATTTAGGTAAAGCAGCATTAAGTAGTTCATCAATAAAACATTTATTAAAAAGTCCAAAAAAATATAAATACCTCACAGAATATGCACAGCCAATGACAACTGCTTTAAAAACAGGTTGGTTGTTACATTGTGCTGTATTAGAGCCACATAAATTTTCCAAGCAAGTATTTATAGATGTACAAAGTAGAAATACAAAAAAATTTAAAGATGCTGAAAAAGATAATAAAAATATATTTACAGTAAAAGAAAGATCAGAAACAGAAAGGTTGCAAGATGCTATATACAGAAACGAACAAGCAATGAAATTACTAACTAATTGTGAATATGAAGTTCCACAAATTGGTAAAATTAATGACATACCTTTTAGAGGTAAAGCAGATGTATTATGTAACGATAGAATAGTAGATTTAAAAACCACAGCAGACATAAGTTTATGGCAACCAGAGAGAAAATACTCTGTCGGTAGTCCATATAAATTACATTATGATGTGCAAGTATTTATATACTGTTCAATATTTAATATTAATTATAAAAATTTTGTATTTTTAGTTATAGACAAAGGCAGTTTAGATATAGGTATTATGGATTGTAGTGAAGATTTTTATAATAGTGGTAAACAAAAAACCTACGAAGCAATAGCAAGATACAAACAATTTTTCGTAGATGACGCTGACATTGATAGTTATACATTAAGAGGTACATTATGATTGAAAAAGTAAAAATTAACGCTATATCTTTAAATGCAGAAAATCCAAGAAATATAACTGATGGTAAATTT